CTACCACGGACCCCGGCCTCGTGCAGGACGAGGGAACAACGGTCCGTCGCCCGTGGGACGACGACCTGAAGAACATGGGCAAGCCCATGACGAACGATGAACTCCTCACCATGATGGCCGAGCGCGATGAACTCCGGGCTTCCGGTTACCTCGACGACGGCGTCCGTGGCTTCGAGGAGGACGGGTGGATTCCACCGAGGGAACCCGTATGAAGACCAGAGCACGCATCAGCATCTCCGTGACACGCGGGAACATCACCCGCAAGATCGGAGTCGTCAAAGGTGGTCACTGGGGCGAACGCCTCGTGGCCCGCATCCGCCTGTGGCTCTGGAACCGCGAGAGCCGGCGCAGAGGTTAGCATGGCAAACGGAGCAGTAGTCACCACGGTCGGCAAGGGCCTCATCGCTGCGGCGATGGTCACGGCCAACGTGGCGAAGTATCTCGCACATGGCACGGGCACGACCACGCCCGCAGTGGGCGACACCGCCCTCGTGGCTGCGGTCGATCTGAACGCGGGCAAGGCGTGGGTTGGCGTCAACGCCGTCTCGGGCTCGGTCAAGTACCGCGTCACGAAGACGATCACGGCCAGTGGCACAGCGGACATCGCTGAGGTCGCCCTCTTCGACGTCGACGTCATGACGAACATGCTGTACCGGGAGGTGTTCACTCCCGTCCACGTCATCGCTACCGATACGATCGCCTACACGATCGACATCACGGTCGGCTGACATGGCGGCGAACAACCAAGCCGGCGCGGCCAGCGTCACGATGGCCGGGGCACTCGTCCCCGGCACCCGCAACTGGGAGCACAACGGTTCCTCGCCGCCCAAGTTGAGCGGCCAGATGAACAACTACTTCTTCCTCCCCTCGGGCTTCACGGCCGGTACTGGCGACGAAGCGTCGTGGTACCAAGGGTGGGGGTCGAAGCCACTGAAGTAAGTGTGAGGTGGGCTGGTTCTCCCGCGCCTTCGGGCGCGACGTGAAGCTGCCTCGTCAGCCGCTCGGTGACTCCGGCCGGCCCCCTCCATTCCTCTCGCAGAAAGGACGCCCATGCGCGTCATCGTGTTCGACATCGAGTCCCGCCTCTGGGCTGAGGACCTCGACCCCAAGGACAAGGAGCACGGGTGGGAACTCCTCCGGCAGGGCAAGGGGGGCGCGTCCGCTATCGTGCTGTACGACACACGCGATCAGTGGCTCTACGCATACGACGACCATGAGGTCGAAGCGTGCGCCCGCCACATCGAGCAGGCCGACCTCCTCGTCGGCTTCAACTCCGTGGGCTTCGACCTGCCCGTCATGGAGGGGTTGGCCCGTCGGGCCCTGCGCGTCCGCAAGCACTTCGACATCTTCGAGGCCCTCTCCGGTGCCTGCGCCAAGCGCGGCATCAAGACCGGCAAGGGCGACCTCACGCTGGACCGCATCTCTCGCCGCAACCTCGGCCGAGGGAAGATCGAGCATGGCGGCAACGCCAAGGAACTCGCCCGCACGGGCCGGTTCGGCAAGCTCTTCCGCTACTGCGGTGACGACGTTCACCTGACCTTCGACCTGTTCATGAAGATCGTCGAAACCGACGGCCTCATCGGACCCGGCGGATACACACGTCTGCCGCTTCCGGCCGACTTCAAGAGGGCTACATGATCTCTGCTCTTGCCATTCAGCGCGAGCCGTCCGACTACGCCTACAAGCAGCAGATGGCGAACATGGTCATCGACTGCCTGCGCTACTCCGAGTCGCAGTTCAACGGCATCCGCTCCAAGTGGCCCCGGCTCTACGACCTCTGGCGTGGCTCGTGGTCTGGCCGCTTCCACCCACACAAGAACAACGTCCACATCCCGCTGATCTTCAGCGCCCTGTGGGCCGACGCAGCGCGCAAGGCCGCAGCCTCGCTCTCCTCGTATCCTCCCGTCAACTTCATGGGCTATGGCCCGGATGACCGGAAGACCGCGCAGAAGCAGGAGGCCCTGAACGCCGCGCAGATGAAGGACGACAGCGCCTTCCTGAAGCAGGTGGATCTCCTCGTGGCCTCTGGCCTCTACGGCGTGGCCGTGATGCAGGTGGGCTGGAAGCGCGACGAGCAGACCCGGATCATGGAGCAGATCGACCGCATGCCCCTCTCGGGCAAGGTCGTTCGCCACATCCGCAAGGGCAAGGTCGTCATGTTCGACGGCCCCGAGTCCATCATGGTCGACCTCCTCGACTTCTTCCCGCAGCCGGCCGTCTCGCGTCTGCGCGACATGAAGTGGGTCGTCCGCCGCTACTTCCTCGACCTCGACGACATCCGCTACCTCGCGGAGATCGGCACGTTCGACAAGTCCGAAGTGGCCCGTATGGAGCGCGAGGGAGCAATCGGTGGCGGCAACTCCGAACTCGTCACCTCGATCCGTCGCTTCCAAGTCCGCACGGGCATGGACGACGAGACCGCGCGCTACATGGACAAGTACGCCCGCCCGATCGAGATCCTTGAGTTCTGGGGCCGTGTGCCCTCGGAGCTTTCGCCTGACGGCGACCTGAACCGCGTCGTCACTGTTGCCAATCGCCGCTACGTGATGCGGAACCGGCCGAACCCGTACAACCACGGGCGGCTGCCGTTCCTCGCCTTCTCGCCGACGCCTGACCCGCACTACTTCTACGCGCCGGGCAAGGCCGAGATCATCGAGAAGCTCCAGATCGTCGGAAACCGCTACCTGAACCAGAGCCTCGACGCGGCCGATCTGATGATCGACCCGATGTGGTTCTACGATCGTGGCGCTGGCCTCATCACGCGCAACCTCTACAGCCGCCCCGGCCGTTTCATCGGCCTGAACGGCAACCCGTCGCAGGCGATCATGCCGATGGGTCACGACATGTCGGGCCTCACCGTGGCCGACAACAAGATCGCACAGGTCCGCGAGTTCGCCCAGATGGGCACGGGCCTCGTCGACGACGCCGTCATGGGCCTCGGTTCCGACAGCCGCCAGACCGCCCGCGAGTTCGTGGGCCGGCGCGAGGCTGCTGGCACCCGCCTGATGCTGGAGTCGCGCATCTATGAAGAGACCATGTTGGAGCCACTGGCGAACATGTTCAGCGCGCTCTCGAAGCAGTTCCTTGAGCCGCCCATCGAGGTGATGATCCTCGGGGACGGCGCGCAGTTGGACCCCGACACCAACATGCCGATCCCGGCGTCGAGGGAGATCCTCAGCGGCTACGACCTGTTCCCGAGCTACCAAGCGCGGGCGATGGGCGCGACGATGGGCCTCAGCAAGCAGATGCAGCAGCAGAACCTGCTGTCGCTCCTGCAAGCTCTGTCGAGCCCCCTAGGGCAGTCGCTGATGGGTCAGATCAACGCGGTGAACTTCTTCCGTGGCATCTTCCGCGTGTTCGAGGTCCCCTCGATCAACGACATCTTCACCCAGAACCCGCAGCTTGCGGCGCTGGCACAGAGCGCGGGTGGTCCGGCAGGTCTCGCGGGCATCCCGACTTCAGGCCAGATCGCCAACGGCGGTCCTTCAGCCGTACCCGGCATGCCGACAGGCGCGCCGGCCGGCATGGGCGCACCGGCTTCCATGCTCAACCCGCCTGACATCGGCAAGAACGCGATGATGATGACGGCGTTGAACCACTCCTGAAAGGAGTAGACCATGGCAGGACAACGCGGTGACTTCCGCGAGATGTTCGATCTTCGCCGGCTGGATGAGCGTCAACTCGGTCAGATCGAGTTCGTGCTCAACAGCCCGGCGTACGACGACAGTTTCAAGCCCTACATGCTCTCGATCATCGCGAGCATGAACGCGATGTGGAAGGACCGCTCGCGCGAGCGGCAGGATCGCTATCCCGATGAGTTCCTCGCGGGCGGCGTCTGCTTCGGCGAGGGACTCCTGAAGTTCTTCTCGCTCCTGATCCACGAGACGTCGATGGAACGCATCCACGAAGCGATGCTCCAGTCGATGTCCAACGATCAACTCTACGACGCTCGCCGCAACGCGGGCGGCGTCAAGCCAGTGGTCGGCATCAATCAGCCGTCCACACCGAACGAGGGCGAAGCAGACCCCGAAGAGTACTGATGGCACGAGCACGCAACAACCCCGCCCAGAACTTCGCTGCTCATCAGGTGTCGAGCACCGAAGACATGGCAGAGATGGCCCGGCGATCCGGCTACAACATGGTCGCGGGCGACCTCACCAATCTCGCCGAGAACCGGCGCACGTCAGCGGGCATGGCACCGAAGTCGAAGATGATCGGTCCGATGCCCCTCGTGACGCGCCAGTCGGCGGTCACCAAGAAGGCGAAGCCCGGTGACCAGCCCGGCTCGGAGAACAGGTAACATGCCAAGCAATGAAGTCTTCAAGAAAGGCAAGGCCGGCGAGCTACACTCCGGCAGCAAGAACGGCCCCATCGTGAAGCACGGGTCCGCGCAGGAGAAGGCCATCTTCCTCTCGGAGAAGGCCAACGAGGCGGAGCACGGCGGGACATACGTGTCCGGCGGCGACCGCAACCCTCTGGCCGGCACACGCCGGAAGCGGGGCAAGTAACTCCAACTGAGGGACGACCCCTCAAGGAGAACAACGTGGCACAGTCCAGAGAAGAGGCAGCACTGCACGAACATCTGTTGCGTACGATTGTCGTGCCCGACGTCATCATCCCCATCGCTGCCAACGGCGGCCGACAGGGGAAGGCATCACAGGCAGAGATCAATGCTTTCGTCGACGGACTACCCGGCAACGAAGGCGCACCCGGAACTGCGGCAACACCAGCGACTCCTGCACAGGGCGGACAACCCGCGCCTGCTGCGGCTAAGGCGGCTGCGACCGACAGGACCAAGGCGGACAACCCCAGTCTCGACGACCTGATCGCCGGCTACGAAGCCCTGCGGGACCCCAAGACGGGTCTCATCGCGGGCAAGTACGTCGACGTGAAGGAAGCGATCAAGGGTGGAGTTCACCTCACACACATGGCGAAGGACGCCCTCGCGGAGCGTGATCGGCTCGCAGAGCAGGTCCGTTCCCTCGAAGCGCGCTTCGCCAACCCCCCGGCTGCGGCCCCCGCCGCAGTCGCTCCACAGCCCGTTCAGACGACGCTCGCTTCGCAGGCGGCCGTCGATGCTGCACAGGTACGGTACGACAAGGTGCTGTCGGACATCAGCGAGAGCGGTGGCGTTCTCGACGTGGAATCCTCGAAGCTGTTGAGCAAGGCGAGCCGCGAACTCGCCGAGGCGACGGCCAACTGGAAGGTGGAGGAGAGGTTCGCGGCCCGCGACACAGCGGGTGATGCGGACAGGGCGGCTTGGCGGCAGGTGGACTCCTACATGAAGGAGAAACACCCGAACGCCGAACGCTTCTCCGAGGAGGTCGCAGTCTTCATCGACAGCGACCCGCTGGTCAAGCGCGCAGTGCAAGCACTGCTGGCGCAGGGGGATCGGCAGGGCGCAACCGAGCACGCATGGGTGAGCTTCGAGCGAGCCCACGGCGCACAGGTTGCCGCATCCGATCATGCCAAGGCGGAGGCCACGGAGGCCGATCTCGCCGCGCGTGAACAGGTCCGTCAGGAGCAGTTGAAGATCGCACGCAAAGATGCGGGCGTCATCAGCGGTTCCGCAGGCGGTGCAGGTGCCCACGAGAACAAGGGTGCGACTGGAGCCTCCCGCGAGGAGATCGAGTCCGCCCGCGAACGGATGCGCCGTGAGGGTGAAGCCCCCGGCAGTCCGGGCGCTATGGCGTTCCGCAAGATGGTCATCGGCCCGTCACTTGGTTTCCTCAACCAGCAATAACGCTGGAGAAAGGGTCAACGCAGTACCACCACACGCCCCCCAATGGGGCGAGGGAACAACAACATGACCACGTTCAACTTCGGTTCGTATGCCTTCGATGGCTCGGACCTGAAGAGTGGCGTCGCTCGTGAGGACTTGCTGGAGCAGATCACCAACATCTCCCCGTACGACACGCCGTTCGTGTCGCAGGCACCCAAGGTCGCCTGCCGGCACATCTACCACCAGTGGCTCATCGACACGCTGTCCGCGCAGGACGGGACGGGTGCTGTCGAAGGTGCCGACTGGTCGCTGTCCACCACGACCGCGCCGAGCCGTATCTTCAACATCACGATGATCCTGCGTAAGGACATCGGGCTGTCGGAGTCGCAGCGCGCCGTCGACACCGCTGGCTTCGCGGATCAGTACGCCTACGAAGTGCAGAAGGCGGTGAAGGAACTCGCTGTGAAGCTGGAGACCTGCGTCTTCGGTGCCCTGAGCACCGCGACCGGTACCTCCGCTGCGGCTCGTGTCATGAAGGGTCTTCAGGCCTTCATCGCGACCAACACGGCGTACGCGGGCAGCAACGCCGGGACCGCTCCCGGTGACGCGACGCACGATGGGCAGTTGGCCGTCGGTGACTTCGCGGACATGCTGAACAGCATCTACGTGGCTGGTGGCAATCCCGAGCAGGTGTACGTCTCCCCGCGCGTCAAGCGTCAGGTGAGTGCGTTCACGGTTCCGGGTGCGGCTGCTGGCACCCCGCACGCGCGCAACATCGCGGCGGTGGACAAGAAGCTGGTCGGCGCGATCGACTTCTACGATTCGGATTTCGGTCTGATCCAGATCGTGCTCGATCGTTGGGTGCCGGAGAGCACCAACACGACCACGGCGACCGCGTCGGCGACCAACACGGGCGGGCAGATGTTCTTCCTGTCGCGTGCGATCAACCGGCTCGCGTGGCTGCGTCCTGTCCACCACGAGTTGGTGGGCAAGCGCGGTGATTCCGTCGCTGGTCTGGTCGTGGG